GACCATTCTCATCAAAAAATGAATTATTTTCTTCAACATTTGTGTCTATTAATGGATATCGCATGCCTATAAGCTGACAACCCATTTCTCTCATTACTATAGCACTAGGATTATCTGGGTTAGTTCCTTTGTCGGGCATACCTATAGTCATATTTTGCTTATTGTATTCAATCAGCTCAGTCATATCAGGTGTATATTTAATATCATAATAATGCAATCCACGCATAAAAACTGAATTGCTTGTCATATTCACATATTCATAAAATTCGGGACATTCTAAAAATGAGGTGTTGCTTCTATCTACAATTAAAACAATCTTTCCCATTATATCACTTAACTTTACATTCCCCATATTTGTTCCTTGGCATTCATAACTATAAGCATCGTCAAGCATTAATGTATTAAAGTCTTTAAAAATTTCGGCAAATCTTTTATACATGTCTTGGTTTGTACTTTTAATGCGAAGATGAATAATTATAGGATCCAATGGATTTGGACTAGTAGAACTAGCAAACGCATAATCTCGAATAATTGCCATAATATCAGCAAAATTAATATAATTAAATGTTTCTTTAATATAATAACTATCACTTGTAGATGTTGCCACAACCGGCTCATTGGCTATAGAAAAAATCTCAAAATCAAGACCCCTTACACCTTGCTTTAATATATTCTTCAATATACAAAGGTCAACATAATCGTTTTTATAATTTCCACCACTACAGCAATTATAAGCTGATTTAATATAATAATCTTTAAATGTATGTCCATAATCCCCTAAAGATGTGTCAATTGAAGTTATTTTCGTACGTAACTCTCCATAATTAGTGTTCATAGCACTACATTCGCGTTTTTTTAAAAACTTATAATAAAAATAATATAAGATTGTTATTAATATGATCAATGATGTAATAACTACAATTAACAATATAAATGTCGACTCTTTCATTTCTTTAACAGATTTAAATGCATTATTAATTGATTCATTAACAATTTGTCCAGCGTTTTTTGTAGGTTCTTCCATAATACTATTATAATACTATAATAAATAAATTATTGTATTAAAAATTTGTCCTAAAATGGATTTTATTTTTCGTTTTAACTATATATACGAATAAAGAATTAAATATATTGTTATAATATAAAAAAACATGCCTGGTGGCTTAATGAATCTTGTTAGTTTGGGGCAACAAAATATTGTTCTAAATGGCAATCCTAGTAAATCTTTTTTTAAATCAACATATCATCAATATACTAATTTTGGTCTACAGAAGTTTCGTGTAGATTATGAGGGGTCAAAAACATTGCGTCTTTCGGAGGAATCCAGCTTTACATTTAAAATTCCTCGTTATGCCGATTTATTAATGGACTGTTATTTGACAGTAGCTATGCCTAATATTTGGAGCCCAATTCTTCCACCACAACAAGTAACCGATGAAAGTACTGCCCAAGGTTTAGGTAATATCGAACAATGGGCACCATATGAATTTAAATGGATTGAAAATCTTGGAGCAAAAATGATTTCAAAAATATCTATCACATGTGGTAATTATACATTACAAGAATACTCTGGAGATTATTTATTAGCAGCAGTCCAAAGAGATTTTAGTGAGACTAAAAAAGCATTATTTGATAAGATGATTGGTAATGTTCCAGAACTAAATAACCCTGCAAATGCCAACTCTCGTATTAACTCATATCCTAATGCCTACTATACCGGTGATCTTGCTGGTCCAGAACCATCCATTAGGGGTAGAAACCTATACATTCCTTTAAATAATTGGTTTGGGCTTAAATCACAAATGGCCTTTCCATTAACTTCGTTACAATACAATGAGTTACATATAAATGTCACGTTTAAGCCTATAAATCAACTATTTGTTATTCGTGATGTTTTCGATGCGACCTATAATTATCCTTATATTGCTCCTAATTTTAATTCTTGGTATATGCAATTTTATCGTTTCGTACAACCACCTCCTGATGTATGTATTGATATTGCTTCATATACCGATCAAAGAGGTTTATGGAATTCCGATATACATTTAAATTGTACTTATTGTTTTTTATCCAATGAAGAGGAACGACTGTTTGCTTTACAGGAACAAAAATACTTGATTAAGCAAGTCCATGAAACTAGATACCCAAATGTTACTGGACCTAATAGGGTTACATTAGATTCATTAGGAATGGTTTCTAATTGGCTATTCTATTTTCAAAGAAGTGATGCCAATTTACGTAACGAATGGTCCAACTATACTAATTGGCCATATAACTATTTACCTATTAATGTTATTCAGGCTCCAACATCCGGAACATATACGGTTTATCGTAGTCAAGGAGGGGTTTTAATTCCTGTTTTAATTGGACCTGGTGTTAATCCAGACGGTAACTTAACTGGGTTGTTAATAAGTCCTACATATAATCCTCAAAACGATAAAAATATTCTAGTAGCTATGGGTATTTTATTAGATGGTGCTTACAGAGAAAATATACAGGAAGTCGGTGTATTTGATTATGTAGAAAAATATATACGGACCACTGGAAACGCCCCTGAGGGTTTATATTGTTATAATTTTAGTATAAATTCAAACAATGCTGATTTACAGCCATCTGGTGCAATAAATATGAGCAGATTTAACCAAATTGAATTGGAATTTACCACTATTATACCACCATTGGATCCGTTAGCACAAAGTTTAACTATTTGTGATCCAGAAACTGGGAATATTATTGGTGTAAACAAACCAACATGGCGCATTTATGATTATAATTTTGACTTACACTTATTTGAAGAACGCATAAACGTCGTTAACTTTATTGGAGGTAATGTGGGACTAATGTATGCCACATAAATAATTTAAGGAAAATAACAGTATTATATATATTTACAAAATATTGTGTAAATATATATGAAATATACCAAAACAAAAAAAGGAGGTGTTCTACAAAATCCATATGATCCAAGAACAAATTTTTTTACATTTTTAAGAAATTCGCATGTTTCTTTATTGTCTAATTCATCCAATTATGGTATTATTTTTCGTGTGGATCTAATAAATCCTCAACATACCACGCCGTATTATATGTTTAGAAGTAAAAATTTTGGAGAACCAATCAAGTCATTGCTCATTAAAATTTGTCCATTAGTTACTGAATATAAAAGAAACCGACCTATGTTGTTAATAGGAGGAAAGGAGAAAAAACTCACAATTAAAGATGATTTTTTAAAGGAATATTATAACCAAGTATATATCGCGTTGGATACATGCAAATATTTAGAAACTATATGTCCTTTTCCTATTTATAATGATGCTTTTAATATGCCCAGCCAAACGGACGAATTTACTGAAATACCTATGATTAATGATGAATTGAATAATATAAGTGATGGTTCACCTACAGATTATATGTTTGACAACAAAGAATGTTTAAATTTATTACTTGAGAAAACAATAAATACAACCGATGACTTAAGTGATGATGAAAATGACGATGATGATGTTATTGATGAACTATTTGGAGGTAATAATAAACCAATATTACAACAATTGGTTGATGGATTAACGCAAAATAAATACGATTCGTTAGGAATAATAGCAATGGAAATAGCAGACGGTTTTAGAACGCTTAAAACGTTCAATAACGATCCTAACTACAGGTCGTATCAAAATTTTGGTAGATACGAATTAATTACATTAGCATTAGAACAACAAATAGTACATTGTGATTTTCATTCTGAAAATTTAATGATAAATCCAACATATGACGGTTATTTTGAAGGCAAACCCGGGAAATGTTTATTGATTGATTTTGGATTAATTAATAAAATAGATGATATGAAATGGAACGAAATAAAGGAATTATATAATCAAAAAAAATACGAAAGACTTATTAATATAATTTATGAAATCAGTATTCCTGAACCGTTATATGAATATCCAGGGTATACATGGTTTAAACAATTTAGTTCGGAGGATATTTCTCAATTAGATGAATTAATAAATCTAAGAAACTTATCGAAATCATCATTACAACAATATTCACGTGCATTAAGGGCAAGTAATCCTGAAACATCATACCCTAAAATTCCATTAAGTCTAAGAACATATCAAAAACATTTACCAAAAATGGCATATGGTATGTTATTGAGCGGTGGTGGTTCTTATGGTGGTGAAAATATTGATTTTTTATTGAAAAATATACTTAAAACTATTTCTATCGGTATAAATTCATTATTTAATTTATACGACAAAATACATAAGGATAATAAAACGAATATATCAACCTTTTTCGGTTTTAAAACACCTAATATTGAATTAAAAAAATCTATATTTGGGTTTAAATCCAATGCTATTAAATCACAACCTATTAAATCACTGCCTATTAAATCACAAAATGATTTGATGAACGAAAAAATAAATATGAACCAAAATAATATTTATGAAAGAGATATTCAAATACCAATATTTACAGACGTTGGTGGAAGTTACAAAAAAAAACCGTCTATGAAAAAAACGCATAGGAAACGATCAATAAAAAAAAGATCTTCGAGAAAACATAAACATTAGGACAATGTAGAATTAGATGCAGGTGCGATTGTATTGTAAAATTGTCCAGTAGCAGTTATTGTTGTTGGATAACTTGATTTATAATACGGTAATTTACCGAGGGGTTCTGAGCTTTGATTATATTTATCATTGATATCCTGTTTTTTATTGTATAGGTCTAATCCCTTATTAAACGATTTTGTCCATAAATCTACACCTAGATAGGTCGGCTTAATTTGAGCATCTTTTGAACCCGGATATACTTCCTCAAAATTTGCTGCATGACCGTTATATCCTGTAGTTAACGGACTATACTGTAAACCCATATTTTGACCTAACTTTCCAGTGGCATCATAAGATTCAACATACATATTGGCCAAATCACTATTTGTTGGATTACATCCTTGACAATCTACATCAGAAGTACATTGTTCTCTGGTTATAGCACATTGGGATTTTGGACCGCAAAAATTTTTACAACTTATTGGATTATTTATTGGAAGATCAACGGTATGACTATATAATGGAGAATTTACGTCATTATAATTTATTGTAGCATCGGCTGGATATGGTATTATACTATAAGA